GACCAACGCTCAGTTGTTTGAGCATTTTGAATCAACATGTCTAAGATTTCCAAATCAATCTCTTGAGAGATATATTCAGACAACATGCTAGTCAATTCTGCTTCAGCGTCAATTGAGTGGTAAGCATTTAAGTCTTGAGCAAATTCTGGAGACCAGATAGCTTTCAACTTACGAGTCTTGGCAACAATAGCCTCACTACGCATTTCCAAGTTAATTTCTGGGATATCCAAAGTTGTACCAGCAGCTGGATCTTCAAAATCACCACGGCTAATGTTATCAGCTGGTCCTTTATGATATGCAACTTCAACAGTATTAGCTGCATCAGGAATTGCTGGAGTTGCAGCAGTTTCAACTAAGAAATAAATACTTGACCCTTTCAACTTAGTAAACTCAGGATAAATAGTAGTAATACCAGATCCAGACACATTAAATGCACGTACACCGTTTCTGTCAAAACCAGATAATGATGTAGTTGAAACTTGCAATACTTGGAAATATTTAGGTGTTGATGCAGCTGATGCTGAGAACTCAGAGTTAAAATTAGTAAATAAGTCTAACTGTGCTCCCGTTAAAGCAGCTGATGGGGTTGTAAATGTATCAGTATATGGATTATATGATCCAGTTGCATAATCTGCAGCTGCTAATTCTTTGTTAACATCGTTAATAGTATATCCAAAACGTCCAGCGCCATAAAGACCTTCAGTTCCAGCTGTTCCAGCGTCAATACTAGTTCCGCCGTTACCAGCATCAGTAATACCAAATACAGAATCAGCTTGAGAAGTACGACCTTGGCCAGTCAAGAAGTCATTACCAGTAGCTGTATTAAATCCTTGTCTTCCTTGTCCAGATCCATACTTGAAATCCAAGAAGAATACTAGACCAGATGGCAAATTCATTGGTTGTACACTAACGAAATCTTTTGCAGCAATTTCAGCAAAGATACGACGTACTAATGGAAGAGCAACACCGTTCCATTCTTCAGAATTAGCAGATGTACCAGTAGCATTAGCTTCGGTTACCAATTGCTTGGCTTGGTTTTCTAAAAGAACGGCCATGCCGCGTCTTTCTACTTCTCCATTCAATCCTTCCAACAAACCAGTCTTAGACCACTTCTTTTCCAAAGCGATACTAGCTGCGTTTTGAGTAGTATTTGAATTTTGAGGTAATAATGAGTTTAAATTCATTTTTTTCCTTTTGTTAATTTTTTACTTTAAGTTAGCCAATTTCTTCCAACGAGCTGCTAACTGGTTTCCTTCGGAAAGAATTTCTTTCTTTGGAGCAGTACTGCGGGTTGGTTTAGAAGCATAGCTTTCTTTGATTTGTTTTTTTGCTTTTTTTGAAGTCAATGACTCACAAATAGTACTGTAAACTAATTTAACTTCACGCAAGTTATTTGCACGGTCAAAGTTTTCAATTACTTTCATTTTTTGTGATTCATTTAATTCATAGTTTCTAAACAATTTGTTAGAAAATAATAATTTTGCATTTAAGAGATTTACTTCATTAAGCTTGGTTTGCATAAATTTGATAACACGGTAAGCTTCTTCTAAATCTTTAGATGGTTCTTCTTCCATGTCATCACCTTCAGTTACAGGCTCTTCATCCATGTCCTCGTCGCCATCTTCTTCAGTTAAAGAACGGATGATTTCGTTGATGTCAATGTCTTCATCCATTTCATCTTTTTCTTCAGCTTCTGTTTTCATAGGCTCTTCTTCCATGTCCTCTTCGCCTTCTGTTACAGGCTCTTCTTCCATGTCATCGCCACCTTCCAATTCACGGATAATAGCTTCTAGATCTAATTCCTCTTCGCCCATGTCATCACCTTCTGGTAAGTTATCAGCTGGAGTACCATCTTCGCCATCATTCATGTAATCTTCTTCGTACATACCATCCATGTCTTCTTCTTCGTCAACTGGAGCTGGGGTTTCATCGTCGTCCATACCTTCCTCTTCAGATAAACGAGCAGATAGCATGCTTTGAAGTCTTGGTGTAAATGCCTCTTCTAATGCAATTTTTGCATTTGCCATTGCAGTCTCACGAACAGCTTTAGCATCTGCGATTGCCTCTTTTAAGAGTTTGTTCATAATTGTTCC